CAGATAGTGTTATCTTGGCTTTTGAAAATGCAGTTGGAGTTCATCAATTCTCAAAAGTAGATCTCATTGATCCAAGATTAGTAGAAGCAAGCCCAGGTCTTGGTGGTAAATGGAAAATATTGATAAGAATCCAAGACAAAGAAACCCTGGAGCAAATCAGGGCCAGGAAACCAAAAAGGAAGGATTACCAAGAAGTACACACAAATATTGAACCAATAACAGATTACGAAGGTTATTGGAAAGCGATGGAAGCATGGGACAAGGAAGTAGAGGAAGCTGAACGGGAATCAAAATAAATGATAACCCGCAAGAAGCCACCAAATAAAAGGATAGAAAGACAAATTGCAATAGGGGCTATTACATCTACCTCATTCCTTGCTGAATTGGTGAAAATGTATAAGCCCGAATGCATTGCAAGCAAACACATAAACCATATTTTGTCGTGGTGTATTGAATATTATGAGGGGTACGACGAAGCACCTGGAAAACAGATACAAGATCTATTCCTTTCCAAAACAAAATTAGTTGATGATGCAAGCAGAGAACAAATAGAAATAATGTTGTCTGGATTATCTGATGAGTTTGAAAATGTAAACACTTTTAATTCTGATTATTATTTGGATGAGTCAGAAAAACATTTTAGTTTACAGAAACTTGAAAACATTAAAACGGAATTATCGAAGTCAATTACAGGCGGAAGGATTACAGATGCCGAAAACCTTATTGCTAATTATTCCAGGATAACAAGAAGGCCTGCAACACAAGGAATTGATCCATTAAGAGACCATGCAGAAATAGCAGCTGCATTAAGTAAAGAACAATCAAATACTATGTTTGCTATGCCTGGGGATCTTGGCAAAATGATCGCCCCATTTCAACGAGATCAGTTTGCAATGATTGTTGCATCAATGGGTAAGGGTAAAACTTGGATGTTGCAAGAGGTAGCAATGCAGGCGGTATTTAGTGGTTTCAATGTTTTGTTTGTTTCGTTGGAATTATCAAGAAAACAAATGACGGCAAGAATCCATCATAGGTTAAGTGGGTTGCCTGCAGAAAGGTATGCTGGAGATATTTGGTTGCCTGTATTTGATTGCGCTCATAACCAAACAGGTGATTGTAACAGGCACTGCAGTGGTAGGATCATTGAAACAAAAGATCATCCATTACCAAAGCCAGGCGAAGAGGATGGAAGGTATGAGCCCTGTACAGCATGCAGGGGAGAAAAAGATTTTGAGATGTCATCATGGTATAAAAAAATCCATAGAGAGCCGCTAGATGAGCAATCCGCTATCAGAAAGGCACAGGCAATTGTTAAGGGTAGGATTAAAGGCGCAAAATTCAAACTTATTGATCCACCTCCCAATAGTCTCAAGTTTTCTGAATTAAGAACTATGATTGATAATTGGGAATATTACGAGGGTTGGACTCCTGATGTTGTGATTACAGATTATGCAGACAAGTTTGCAGCAGAATCAGATTCACCGAAAGAATATAGGCATATGATTTACAGGATGGCTGTTGACCATAAAGCATTAGCCAAAGAAAAGCATATTCTGGTTGTATCTGCCTCTCAGTCAAACACGGGTAGGGATGAAGATGCAGATGTGGATGCAGGCGGGTTTGCAGAGGATATAAGGAAGAAAGCGGAGATAGATGTTGGGTTTGCTTTGAATCAAACTTCTGTTGAAAAACAAATGGGTAGGATGCGTATCAATATGTTGAAAATCAGGGACGATCTTTTTGATACTAAAACCCAATGCACAGTATTACAACAACTTAAAATAGGAAGGCCGTATCTTGATAGTTACTGGCCGGATAGGAGGATTTTTTATGGGAAATAAATCGAGTGATAGAAATATTGAGGTGAATAATGCCAGAAATAATAATCATAGATTTAGAAGAGTATAAAATAACAGAAAGGTACATTTCTCCTGGAGTAGGTAGATTATGGCAAGCAAGTAATCCAAGAGGACCATGGGAGGAGTGTAAAAAAATTAACGTTAAATGGGAGAAAAATAAGATGGAGCATACGGATTATATAGGTAAATGTTGGAATGGTTGCGGCGGAGATGAATATATTTTTTTAGATGGAGGCTTAAAACTTTACAAGCACAAAGATGAAACAGATGTATGGCTTTGTCCTAATTGTCAAAAGACAGCACATCTAAACAATTGTGTAAAATCTAAATTTAGATCAAAGGAGAATAAGATGGAAGGAACAAAACGAGTTTATGTTGCAGGGGCATACAGTGCAGATAATGTGATAACTGTCCTGGATAACATGAGAATAGGAATGAGGGTTGCAACAGAAATATTACTGAAAGGATACAGCCCTTTTGCTCCTTGGTTCGATTTTCATTTCCAATTGATGTTAAGAGAAAATGAATCATTAACAGTCGAAGACTATTACAAGTACTCTATTGACTGGCTTGAGGTTTCAGATGTTTTGTATGTATTGCCGAACAGTGAACACAGCAAAGGCACACAGGCAGAAATAGAATTTGCAAAGAAAAACAATATTCCAATAATCTATGATATTAATGAATTGAAAGGACTGAATGATGGAGTATAACGATTTTATTGTTGGTAAATCACAACATTATGATGATAGTGGATTTGAGCCGCTATTCATTCCAGATCAAATGTTTGATTTTCAGAAGTTTCTTTTATCCTGGGCTGTCAAAAAAGGCAGAGCCTTACTTGCTACAGATTGTGGTACCGTGAAAACATTCATGGAAATGGCATGGGCCGAAAATGTAGTTAGAAAAACAAACAAAAATGTATTAATACTTTCTCCCCTTGCTGTTTCTGCGCAGATGGTAAGAGAGGCAGAAAAATTTGATATAGAATGTTCAAGGTCTTATGATGGAAAACCTGCAGGTAAAATAACAGTAACTAACTATGAGCAGTTGCATAAGTTTGATAAAAAAGATTTTATTGCTGTTGTATGCGATGAAAGTTCAATTTTGAAAAACTTCAATGGCATGAGGCGTAATGAGATCACAGAGTTCATGCGTGAAATGCCTTACAGGCTCCTTGCAACAGCCACAGCAGCACCAAATGATTACATTGAGCTTGGTACCTCATCTGAAGCTCTTGGATACCTTGGCTTTGTTGATATGCTGTCCAGGTTCTTTAAGAACGACAACAATAATATTGGATTGCGACGATCATATGGTGAGGCCCCTAAGTGGAGGTTTAAAGGACAAGCAGAGTCACCATTTTGGAGGTGGGCAACATCATGGTCAAGAGCAATGAGAATTCCATCTGATTTAGGTTTTGATGATGGTGATTTTATCTTACCCGATTTAGTAGAAAATACACATATTGTTGAAGGGATTGAACCACCTGAAGGAATGTTTTTTAATGCCCCTGCAACAAGACTCGATCAACAGAGAAAAGAAATAAGAAGGACCATAAATGAAAGATGCGAACTTGCTGCAGAAATGGTCAATGATACAGGAGAACATGCATTTATCGGTTGTCATCTTAATGATGAAGGCAAACTTTTAAACAGCCTTATTCCTGATGCAATAGAAATAAGCGGATCAGACAGTGATGAAAGAAAAGAATCGAAGTTTTTAGATTTTGTTAATGGTAATGCTCGAGTGCTTATCACAAAACCAAAAATCGGAGCTTGGGGTTTAAACTTTCAGCATAATGCGCATATCGTTTATTTTCCGTCTCATTCATATGAGCAGTATTACCAATTCGTAAGAAGGTCTTGGAGATTTGGCCAGAAAAAACAAGTCAATGTAGATGTTATTTTAACAGAAGGAGAACAAAGGATACTCGCAAACCTTCAAAATAAATCCAAGCAAGCAGGGTTAATGTTCCAGAATTTAGTTAAAGAAATGAATAATGCAATGCATATAAACAATGACAAAAACTTTAACAAGAAGGAGAAAATACCATCATGGTTATAGATCAAAAGATTACAAAGAGTTCAGCCCTGTACAATGGTGATTGCAACGAGGTAATGGAAACTTTTGATGATGAATCAGTACACCTTTCCGTATATAGCCCTCCATTTGGTGGATTGTATCACTATTCATCTGACCCAAGGGATTTAAGCAATTCATATGATTATGATGCTTTCTTTGATCATTATGATTATACAGTGTCACAGATAGCAAGGATCACAAAGCCAGGCCGAATAACTGCTGTTCACTGCATGGATGTACCAAGTGGCAATTCAGGCAAAGACCATTATACGGATTTTCCGGGAGATATAATCAGGCTGCATGAAGATCATGGATTCAATATGATAGCAAGGCACACAATATGGAAAGAGCCTCTTGCTGTAAGGAACAGAACTATGGCTAAAGGTCTTGCACATATGACAACGGTTTCAGATTGTGCGTATGCAGGTGTTGCCGGTGGTGATTATATGTTGATCTTCAGAAAGAAAGGAGAAAACAAAATACCTATTGAACACCCAACAGGATTCGATAGATATGCAGGAAGCATTAATGTACCAACAGAATTTCATAGATTTAAGAACCATGTTGGAGATCAGAAACAAAACAGGTATAGCCATTGGATTTGGAGAAGGTATGCTTCATGTATATGGGACGATATTGATATCGGCGATGTATTGCCATTTGTTCCTTCTAATGATGGATCAGACCAGGAGGAAAAGCATGTCCATCCTCTTCAGTTATCAGTAATAGAAAGGGTTGTCCAGATGAGGTCTAATCCTGGAGAGATTGTATTGACTCCATTTCTTGGTATTGGATCAGAGGCCTATGTTGCGGTTAGATGTGGAAGAAAGGCTTTAGGTATCGAGCTTAAAACAGCTTATTACAATCAGGCGTTAAGGAATATTGGAAGTTTAAATACTAAAAAGAACAAATCCATTCCAGACAAACAAGAATCTTTCTTTTAAAAAGGCAATATAATGAAATACC